CTCGTTGTTTTGCCATATTAAGGAACTGGGCCGTAGCCTGTGTAATACGAAGCTAACATTTTTTGTCGCTTCTTTTCTTCTTGATCTGCTTTCCAATTATAAAAGTCTGTTGCATAATTAAATGAAGCAGATGCAAAAGTAGGTAAGAAATCGTTAGCAGGAATTGGTTTAGATTTATAATCTTGTCCTAACCTGTAAGCTTCTTTAGCTCGCATAGATTGGAAAGCTTCTGCTTGTAAATTATTTAAAACTTTATTGTTATACATCCCCTTCTGTCGTTGATACTCTGCAATAAGTTTTCCTATGACGCCACCAGTGCCAATACCTTCTGCACTTGCTAAAAGTCTTGCTTGTGCTTGTTTAGCTTTAATAGCCATTGCATAAGTTTTGCTAACAGCTTCTTTTCTGCTTTGTCGTATTTTATAATTCTCTGCAGTCTCTTTTAATATTCTATCGTTCTTAGCTCTTTCGTTTTGTAATCTTGCTTGCTCTCGTGCATTTCTGTTTGCTTGTCGAGCCTGCATAAATCTCAAGCCATTTGAAGCTGCCGAAATTACTAATGTTGGTGAACACATATTTTATATCCTTACAAATTCGTAAAAGGGTCTTTTTTCAAAACCAAATTCTTCATGTTTATTTATGAAAGTAAAACCACACCACTTTAACCATTTAATGTGCAACTCATTGCGAGCATCAACATAGTTAAATAAAATTTTGTGATCTTTTGTTAGTACATCAGCAACTGCTCTACAGTGCCGAAGAAATGTCATACTAAAGTTATCTTGTATTTTTGGTGAAGCTAAGAGCCACACTTGACCAAGATAAGGATTAATACTGCGAACACCACACAAGCTAACAATTTCCCCCTTTTGGTTAAAGATGCCCAAAGGTATTTTGCTTTGTCGTATGCCCAGAATAAGTGCTTCTTTAGGTTTAATATTTGCATAAGCTTTAATCTCCTCAATGTCTTCTTTTCTTAAATCTTCTGATAGGTTTATTGCATCCTGAATGGTTGCAACTTTTATGTAAGGCTTCACTAGGTTGTTGTATTATAATACGCTTGCCACTCCGCACTTACAAAATTACTTGGAAGATGTGAGTCATTGATTAACTTTATAGAAAGCTGATCATTTCTTGATTGAACAGCAAAAGTAAAATCTCCATCTTCTAAATTCACGCCATTAACTGTTGCACTAGCAACTAAGGCACCAGTAAAAGTATCTATACTTTGAGTGACGATAGGAATTTTTTGACCAGCAACAACAGAACTGCCTAACACATTACGCGTTACCATTTCTAAGGTATTATCAATCGTGTAAGGAAGTGTGATTGTTGTTTGACCTGTACCACTACTATACGAAGAACTTACACCAGTTGTAGTTTCATCAATTTTTCTATCTAAGTGAGTTAGATAAGTGGCATCTGTATCGGTATGAGCTGGAGCAGTTTCTATTTTTAAGAGTTCTACTCCATCAGAATTTTGCATTAAAATGTAAAGTTCACTTTCAATAAAATCTACATTTAATATTTTGTTATCTGTTGAATTTCCATAAGTCCATTTAGACCATGCTGATTGTAACTTTTGTCTATTGTTCACATAATATTGATAAACATATAATGCGTTTTGTTCTTCTGAAGATAATGCCACCAAAATATTTTCATTCGTCGCAATAGCCATTTTAAAAATATTTTTCGGCACATACTTTGGCACATGTCCTGTAATGTCATCAGCATCATTTTTATCAGCATCAGCATTTACAAAGAACTCACGCACTCCACTAAAATTACCTTTTGTAAAAGGAAAGAAAACATTTCCTCCTGCCCCTACTGGTTTAGCTAATAGTGAAGCTTCAAACTCTGTTGTGACGTTTATGTTTACATTTTTTGGTGATAAGAATGTTTGTCCTCCACCTAAAATAAATTGAGATTGATCTGAGAATATTAGTAATGTTTCATCAAAAGGAATAGCATGACGAAGTGTTGCAACTTTAGTATGACTAACTGCTATATCTATAGGGTCAGTATCTAAAACAGTTGTGACAGTTTCAGGATGTAAGTCAAAGAAACCTCCTGCTCTGCTCATAAAAACATTATCACCTGAAATAAATCCTAATCTATTTCTAAAGAAAAAGATGTCAGATATTTTTTGCCCTATAAATTCAGGATGAGGTGATGTTTCTTCATCTCCTGCTACTCTTCCGTTCCATTTAGGAACTGTGTATGTTGTGCTACTTATCGTGTACGTTGAGCCATCAGCAGGTGTATATCTAAAGTTTCCGTCTGCAGTTCTAATTAAAAGATGTGGCATGGTAGATGTATCAAAGTTATCATCTATGCCAGGCTTAACTGTTTCTCTCCAAACTCCTACATCATTATTATTTGCTGACTCATACTTTACAAAGTAATTATCGAAGTTGTTTGTTGCTTCTCCTACTACTTCTACAACATGTCCATTGTTTGCTCTTTTAGGTAAGTCACTAAATTTATTAACTGTGCCTTTGATAACTTGTGAGCCTTGTGACCCATAACCATCAATAGCCGCAATGGTAAAGTCAGATGTATTTTCAAAAACAATATCGGTGCCAAGATTTGTAATTGTAAAACCTGATAAACTTCCAATTGCAGTAACCAATTCAGTAGCAATATTTGTAGCATCATAAGTAGTAGCATCGTCAGTAGTTGTATAAGAATATTCAGTGCCATTTATTTTAATTGCATACTTAGTGTTAGCAACTCCTTGTAAGACAGAATACACAGCTTCAAAATTTCTTGATGCAGAAGCACTACCAGATAAGGCAGTAGTTTTATTTTTATTAATTATAAAAGTATAGTCAGCAATAGTAACAGCTTCAAAATTACTTTTAGGGTCACTATCATCTATGTAAGTTCCAAAACTACCAACTGCATCAACAACAGTTTTTTGAACTCCATCTAATGTATAAACTTCTAAGTTATCATCTGTAATAATAACTACATATCTTTCATTCGCATCTCTATTTATTGTATGAATAAAAGCATTAGAGACAGTTGAGCTTTTTATTTTTTTTACAAATTCTGTTGGTGGTCTTTTTCTTAATCCCTCTACAACAGAAGAATATCCATTTTCCTGAGCTGTTGCTTGCGAACTTAATCGTAATGTTTCAGGCTGTTGCGATACTCCATTAATTAAATTTGGAATGGCATTGTTTACTATTCTTCCCATTACTCGACTATTTTATTGCCTCTACTAATGATGCTGTAGGTATCGTAATTATTGAAAATAGAATGATTACCTGTTTGTGTTTCTTCTTGTTTTAATATTGCTAGAGCATTAGCTTCATCAACAGAAGTATATCTATGAAGCGTATTGCCTCCTATTGTTCTATCTTGAAATATTCTTGATGCTCTTAGTGTAATGTATCGTCTTGCATTTTCTGGCAAGTCAGTAAAATCTAAATATAAAGTAACAACAGCATCTAATGCTTTATCAAAAGTAAATGTGTTGCCTTTTTTGTTAAATAAAAAACTTCCTTGTTTTATGACATCATACTCAGTAACCGAATATTTATCTGGGTTTAAATCTACTCGCATTATATTTTCTGCAAGTGGAATTTTAGAATTATTATCTAAAGACAGTGTGTAGTCATAGCGCATATTGAAATGCCATCCAGCACTTTGCACTTCACGATTAATTTCTGTTAAAGTGTTTTTTGCTAATGATGCATCAAGAGGTAGAGTGCCAGTAATACTATTGACTGGAGCTTCTCCTATAGTTGCAAGCATACTATTAACTGCTTCAAGTTCTGTTGTGTTTGCGTTTGTCATAAATTTTAAGAATTAAAAAAAGGGAGCATGAAGCTCCCTTTAAGAATGTAAGTGTTAAAATTAAGCAGTCTTAATTTCAACAGCAGACTCCGATCTTAGGTAGTTACTTCCAACCGCCATCTTAGCGACCATCAGTGTTCCCTGGCGCCTAGCATCCCTTTCCGATTCCATGCTCAGATCGAGTAATTTCACCGTACCAACAGCACTCTTATGGAAGCACACCGCTTTTGTATTCGCGAAGTCGCCTCTATAATCGTTGTTCTGTCCTGTGTTAGAAGCCGCACTTAAATCAGTGAAAGCTGATACTGCAGAATTTGATTTAACCAAATTCATACCAGCTACTCTGAGAAGTTTACCTTCTTGGAAGCTTCCAGTACCACCAAAGTCTCTATTAATTGATTTATCATTTGATAGAGCCAAGTAGTATTGATCTGGAGTCATTACACAGTACCTATCGTCATCAGGTACATCATTTTCATCCATGATTTGAGCCGCTTCATAAATGCTATCTACGAAAGAAGAAGCATTTGTTGCCGCATCAGCATCAGTAATTGCGTTAGCACTACCAATACCTGTTACAGTTGCACCAGCTCTTGCACCTAATACCGCAAGTTGGATTAAGTTTTGATCTAGTTTCTTAGCCAATGCAGACCCTAACTCTTGCGAGTAGATTGATCTGACATCGTAGTGATTTTTAGCCTCATCAATATTTGAGATGAAAGCATGTGAAATAAGTAGATCGTCTATTGTGATTACTCTTTCAGCATGATTGATTGCGTTACCAGTTATCTCTGCACCAGCACTGTGATATTCCGCACTTGCCAAGCCTACAAGTGGGAAGCTTGCGCTTTTCCCTGAACTTATAGATCGTACAGTAGTTAGTGGTAACATTTTGTTTTGACGTTGAAAAGCCGCCAAAACTTCACCAGCAAATACTTTTAAAAAGAGACTATTAGAATCGCCAGTATTATTCGTTTGACCAAGAAACGAAACAGTAGCGTTTGCCATAGTTTTTCTCCATGTTTAAAGTTTTCACTAATCCAATTTCAATCAGTTATCTTTTTTACTCTTCACCGCAATGAAAGCTAAAAGGCATCTTTACTTTTTTCATTAGAGCATCTCTCTAGTAGAGATGATGCTATACTTTTAAATTACTATTCCATGCTCTTAATGACCAATAAGCTGGAGATAGAGTTTTTTGTCCATCTACTTTTGCAAGAACACCTTTCATTCTAGCATTAAAAGATTTCTTAGCACCTTCATTATTAGACCGAATTTTCATGGAGGCGTCACCAAAACGAATTGTTTTAATGTTGCCAGTAGATTGATCTCTAACAAACACTTTAAATTTTTTATTACCTACTTTTTCTCTGATAATTTTATTTAAAGGTTTACCATCAGTAGAGGTGGACATTACTTTTTCTTCTTTTTAATTTTTAATCTTTTAGCCATTAAAGCTTTTTTGTACTCAGACATTCCAGCTTTACCATAGCCATAAGATTTACCATCTAATTTTGGCATTATTTTTTCTCTTTAAATTTATCCATCATCTTCTCACCACTTCTACCAACAATATAACCACCCATACCTACGAGAACTATATTGAGTAGAGAGTTTTGAACTGACTCAGGAATGTTAGGAGCAGTGTACCCAAACCAATGAGCAACTACTAAGCCTGCAAAAACGAGCATCAAGATCGGTCTCCAGTTTCTCTGAAGCCAGCCCCCTTTCGCTTCGGCTGTAATAATAGAAGCCTGAGCTTCTAATTCTTTTAATTGACCAGATATAAGTTGTTGCTGAATGTGATTTTTCATTTTCTCAGCATCACCTTTATTCTCTATTGTTTTATCAATAGTTTTAAATAAAGTTTTTACCATTGGAGCTACTGCCCCTAATACACCTATCATCCCAATATATCTGATCGTCTAAGTTTTTCTTCCACTGATTTTCTATAAGCAGTGTCATGCGTATAGCGTGGGTCATTGATTGCTTGAGCAACTTCATAAGTTGATTTGAAACTATCACTAGCAACTTTCGGAGCTTCTCCTTTTACCAGTTTTGGCTCACTTGGATTAGAAGCTTTAAATCTGCTATTCATTCCAGTGATAGCTAGTTTCATTTCATCTTGATTGCCTGACTCCATAATTTTATTGAAAGCATTTATCTCTGTGTCTGATAAATTGTCTGATGCCCAATTAATCATGTTGTCATAATTTTCTTTACCACCAACCTCGCTAAACATTTCCGTTGATTGTTTTTCTGCTAATGCAGTTTGACCTTGAATATAACTATCTACTAAGTCTTTACTCAAACCAGATTTTTCTAGTTCAGCATAACTATCTGCAGAAAGTTCATTACTGTCAGCATACTCTTGATAATATTTATCTAAAGATAAACCAGTTGCTTGTTCAGCTTGTTCTTTGGTTTCTTGTGGTGTTGCTTCAGTAGATTGTTCTGAAGACATTTTCTTTTCTAGTTCAGCATAAGACTTTGCTAATGCTTCTCCGCTTTCAAACTTTTCAGGAAGCCACTCAGGTCTTTCACTATTTAAAGGATTATTACCCTCACCTTCCTCAGTTGTTTGCACTCTTACTTCTTCATTCATAATTATCTCCTATTGTTGAATGTTTTGTACTGCTTGCTCGATTACTTCTGGTGAGACTTGTGGCATGCCTTTAACTGCAAGTTGTTGTCCAGCTTGTTGCAACTGAGCATCTTGTGCTTGTTGTTGCTGAGCTATCATTTCAGCTTGCATATCTTCTTCTGTTTTAATCAGCCCTTTAGTTTCTATGCCATCAGCAGTCGCAAGTCTTTTGATTGCTTCTGAAAGATTAACATATTGACCTATAGCTTCTGCTCCTAAATTTTGTTGAAGCGTTTGTAAGAATAAAACTAATTTAGTTCTATCGTTCCCTCTTCCTAAAGCTTCTAAACCAGTGACTATTGTTGGCTTAATCATGCCTTTAGGTAAAGTTGGAAGTTTCTTTGCTTTTTGCATTACATGCATTTTGCGTGTGATGTAAGGAAGCTGTAACTCTTGTGATAAAATAGAATAGATACCGCCTAAAGATTGTTCTAAAGCCTCCGCCATAAATCTAATCTCTTCAGCAGTCACTCGTTCAGCTTGTCGTTGAACAGAAGCATTAAGTAAAAATGCATGTTCAAGTCGTTGTTCAATTCTTTGCATAGTGTCATATGCAATTCTAAAGTCACCTAATTTATTTACTTGTAAAACTGAGACATCATTTGCACTACCCTCAACGATAGCACCATTAGGTGATTGAGCTAAGTGTGATGCTCTTGTTGTACCATTAGGGGAAACCATAAATAATACTTTAGAAGATGCTGAGCTACCTTCTACGATTGCTCTTGTTAGTCCTTCTAAAGATTTAAGATCACCTAAATATTGTTCTACAAATCCTCTGCCATAATCTTCTTGTGAAATAGAAGACATGCGAAGTGGTATGTAAGGAGTTTTATCTAAAGGAAATTTACCAACACTATCAGGTATGATAACACCTTTAACTTCTTGCATTACCTCAAAGTCTTTTTTTCTTCTGCAAACATGCGTGTAAATATCTACAGTTTTCTCATCACCTTCTAATTGTGTTTCAATAAGTTCAGCAATATCTTCTGGTAATGCTTTAGGT